CCCTGTGCCTCAGATGTCACTATGAGATCGACCAAGGATCAAAGTTAAGCAAAGAAGAAAGAATGGAAAAGTGGCAGAAAGCCCACAGCAAGACTGTTAATTCTTTGCGATCTGTTTGGCCTCTTGACATTCCTTTGCCAGAGGCGGTATGAGGCTTTGTCCCTGTGGCGCTACGATTACGCAGCATGTGACCACCACCAAAGAGGTCTGGAATTGCACTGGTTGCAAAAGACGGGAAGTGTTTCCCTTTACAAAAGTCAAAAAGCCGATTAAAATAAAGATGTCAAGTGGTGCAACACAAGACAACATGAGGCCGCTTTCTCATGCGTTACCCTACCAAGGGGACTGCTTTTCTGCGTCCAGTGCCGATTGCTGATGACGAAACAATGCACCAATGTCGTGGTGGCTATCGAGAGAAGCGATGCGCTTACTGACAAGCCAGCGCGTGAACTTGCTAGGGGTATCACAGGAACAGAGCAAACGTGGTGATGTGACGGCTAGCCCAACGATATGAGGGCGCTCTGGAAATCTAACCTAGACCTTATGGGTGCAGTAGTCTGAATAAGATGGCTGAAGTCGGGGATATCATCCGCTTGGCTTGTCCTATGGGAAATGCTAAAATAAAACAAGGAGAATTCATCATGGCTGCTCAAGATAAAGATGTTGCTGACTTCATTTCCACCCTGCTGCACAGTGGGACAGTCACACATTTCATGCACTTATCCACAGACTCCTTTGCTGTTCACATGGCTTTAGGTGGCTACTACACAGAAATCATTGAGCTGGTGGACAACTTTGCAGAGGCTTACTCTGGTGCGTACCAGAAAATCAAGACCTTCCCAGAGAATTTCCACAACGCCAAAGACCCTGTGCGCTACCTAGAGAGCATTTGCGACTATGTAAAGAAGAACAGAAAAGCAATGCCAGATGACAGCCAGCTACAGAACATCATTGATGAGATAGCTGCCCTGATTGACTCGACACTGTACAAGTTAACACTTAAATGATCCGAATCTTTGCAGGCTATGACCCAAGGGAGGCTGTTGGCTTTCATGTGTTCTGTCAAAGCCTGATTGAGCGAACCAAAGAGCCAGTAGCGATCACTCCCTTTTTTGGCAAGCAGCGGGACGGCTCAAACGCCTTTATTTATCAAAGATTTCTAGTCCCGTATTTTACAGGGTTTAAGGGCAAGGCCATTTTTATGGATGCCTCAGACATGCTGATGTTGGGCGACATAGATGATCTAAACAAGCTATTTGACCCCACAAAGGCTGTACAGGTCGTTAAACACGACTACAAGACCAAGCACCCCAGAAAGTACATTAACACGCCTATGGAGGCCAAGAACGAGGACTACCCTAGGAAGAACTGGTCAAGCCTGATCCTGTGGAATTGTGAGCATCCTCGGAACAATGTGTTAACCCCAGATTACATTGATGACCACAGCGGCAGTGACTTGCATCGGTTTACCTGGCTACCTGACTCCTTGATTGGTGAGCTGCCTAAACAATGGAATGTGCTGGTGGGTGAGCAAGACAACCCCAATGCCAAGATAGCGCACTACACTCTGGGCATACCGGAGTTTTTCCATTACAAGGACTGCGACCACAGCAAGCCTTGGCACAGCACTAGAAGCAGAATGCTAAACGGCCTTATTAACATGAAAGAGCAAGATGGCGACTGAGCAAGAACTTGCCCAAGCGTTAGGCCCAGCGTTTGGCATCTATCCCAAGGCTTTCAGGGGCAACACCGGCAACCCTCAAGACGCTGCCAATTTGCCCGTGGATGTGATGCGGGGGCGCACGGCTGGCTTGCTAGGCTTGCCATCAGATTTACTTAACATGTTCCAAAGCCCAAAGCCAATGGAAGTGTTTGGGGATGTGCAATACGAGCCAAAAATCAAAGTGCCGTATGACACGGAGCATTTCCTTAAAACGCTGCCGCTAGCGCCGACATCAAGGGCTGGGCAAGTGGCGGGTCAGGCTGCATCGTTTGTGCCGTTAAACCCAGCGCCATTGGTTAGGGCAGGGGTTGCGGGGGCTAAAGCACTTGCGCCTACGGCTGCGCGGATGACCGAAGGCTATTTGCAGCGGCAGGGTCTAATGCCTGGCGTAATGCCAGAACAGCCGTCTTTGCTGGGCAACATAACAACCAAGCCAAAAGCGGAAGTGTCGCCATTGGGCTTTTACAGCGCAGTAGAACAGCAAGCCCTTAACATTCCCCGTAAACAGGGCAGCGGAGAGTCATTCCTAAACGATCTGGCAAAAGGCCAAGATGTTAAAAAGTACGAAATGGAGACTATGGGGCTTGATGAGTTTTTGAGGGGCAAGCCCAATGTAACCCGTCAGGAAGTGCAAGACTACATTGCTGGCAATCGCATCAACGTGCAAGAAAAGCAACTTGGCGCGGCTGTTAGTGAAGACCCAATTGGCATTGCTAAACGCAAAGAGATTTTTGACCAGTACGAGCCACAAATACAGGCGATGTACAAAGAAATGGACAGCCCTAGCTACAAGCTGGTTAACAGGCAAGTTAGCCCAGAAGAAAAGCAGCGCGGCATAGTTTTGCAAAACAGGGTTTACAGAAACGAGCCATTGACCGCACATGAACAGGCTGAATTGACTAGCATTACGGACAGATTTGGTGGTGTTGCTGTTAAAGAATTTGCGAATGTAGATGAAGCGCGTAAATTCTATTTGGGCATGAGTCAGGAAAAACGGCTTAGGCATTCCATAATGCCTGTAAACAATCCTACGCAATTGCAAGAAAAAATAAACACATTGCAAAATGTCAGAGACGCACAAGCAGATGCGGCGTATGTGGTTCCTGAAAGAGTGCCTAGCAAGTACCACAAGTTCCAACTGCCAGGCGGTGAGAACTATCGTGAGATTTTGCTGACTTTGCCCAACAAGCCAATGGAGGCAAGCAAAGCAGCAGAAAATTATTACACGCAATTTGTTAAGCGCGGAGGCGAGCCAGAATGGGCGCAGTTAAATTCTGTAAGACAACAAGAAATTACAAACGCAATGCCAGCGCAAGCTAGAAACGCTTCAGCAGCACCGGAATACAGGTCAAGCCACTTTGACGAACCCAACATTTTGGCCCACATGCGGGTCAATGATCGCATAGACGCTGACGGCAAAAAGATGCTGCTGATTGAGGAAGTGCAGTCGGACTGGCATCAGGCTGGGCGTGAGAAGGGTTACAACACACCAGAAAAACGAGCTGCGGAACAGAAGAAATTAAATGACTTGCTCGTAGAAAGACAGCAATTAGGAGAAAGACAAAAGCAACTTGAAGAACTTGCATCACCATATACAAGTCAAGGCAAAGATGCCCCAAGAGATATTCTTGATGAATGGAACAGCGTTTCTAACAGACTTAACAGATTGCAAACTGAGCAAAATAGGCTTGGCAGAAGTACTGGCGAAGGCGTACCAGACGCACCCTTTAAAGACACATGGCATCAACTGGCGCTAAAACGGGCGCTAAAAGAGGCGGTAGACAAGGGCTATGACAGGATTGGTTTGACTACAGGGGCGCAGCAAGCAGAACGCTACAACCTCGCCAAGCAAGTAGATGAAGTCATTGCCAAGCGCAACCCAGATGGCTCATTTAACTTAGATGCCACTTTGGTCGGCGGCGGGTCGCAGCAAAGTATCGGCAAAAACATTGCTTCTGACAAGCTGGCTGACTATGTGGGCAAAGACCTGGCTCAAACCATGCAGTCCCAAAGCGCTGGCACTGATGTCTACAGCGGAGATGCCCTCAAAGTTGGCGGCGAGGGCATGAAGAAATATTACGATGAAATTTACCCTGCTTTCCTTAACAAACAAGGCAAGAAATACGGCGCACAAGTAGGAGAGACACAAATTCCTACTGATCGAAGCACCATAGACGGAATGCCATCAATGTACCAAAACAAAGAAACAGTGCGTTACCTTGACATCACGCCAGAAATGCGTAAAGCCATTCAGGAAGGCCAGCCAATTGCTTCTATCCAAAACGAATTAGCAAAGGCTTTGGCATGACTTCCGAATCTAAAGTAATTAAAAATAGACCAAAGTACGGCGGGAGAGCCGCGGGAGTTCCTAACAAGGTCACAGCACAGGCTAGAGAGGCCATAGCGCTGTTTGTTGACGATAACGCACCTAGACTAGCCCAATGGCTTGATGCAGTCGCTAACGGCGATCCAGCCCATGATGTTAAGCCAAACCCAGCCAAGGCTTTTGAGCTGTTTCAGTCTGTGATTGAGTACCATGTCCCTAAGCTGGCAAGGACAGAGCACACTGGCGCAGATGACGGCCCAATTGAAATGGTGGTTACATGGGCAAACGGGAAGTAGTCCTTCCTTACAGCCCACGGGACGCATTCATGCCGTTCCACAACAGAACAGAGCGATGGGCTTGTTTAGTGGCTCACCGAAGGGCTGGCAAGACAGTCGCAGCCATCAACGACATCATCAAACGGGCAATCACTGAAGGCAACAGGATGGCGCAATACGCCTACATTGCCCCGTTCCGTAGTCAGGCCAAGCGGGTGGCATGGGACTACCTCAAGCATTACGCAGGCCCAATCACCAAAAACACCAACGAAGCTGACTTGCTGGTCGAGCTGGTTAACGGGTCAAAGATCATGCTGTTTGGCGCTGACAACGCAGATGCCATGCGGGGGCTGGGCTTTAATGGGGTTTACCTTGACGAATATGGCGACTTCAGACCTAGCGTTTGGGGTAATGTCATACGGCCAACGCTGTCAGACCGGCTAGGCTGGGCGGTGTTTGGCGGCACTCCCAAGGGCAAGAATCAGTTTCACGACATTTACAAGGTCAGCCAATCAACGCCAGGCTGGTTTTTGACCCGCCTGCCAGCCTCAATATCCAAGCTGCTGCCTGACTCTGAGCTAAAAGACGCACGGGAACAGGTCAGCCAAGACCAGTACGACCAAGAATATGAGTGCAGCTTTGATGCTGCTATTTTGGGCGCTTACTACGGCCAAGAGATGCGGCTGGCTGATGCGGAAGGTCGCATTAGGGATTTACCCTTTGATCCTGAATCGCCAGTGTTTACAGCATGGGATTTGGGCTATCGGGATGACACGGCGGTCTGGTTCTATCAGGTGGTCAGGGGCGAGATCAGGGTCATGGACTACTACGCAGTTTCAGGCGCAAGCATTGAGGAGATTGCTGATAAAGTCATTGGAAAGGGCTACCGCTACACCAAGCACTATTTGCCCCATGACGCTAGGGCCAAGACGCTGGCATCAGGCGGCAAATCGATTGTTGAGCAACTGGCAGCTCACTTGGGTATGGAAAAGCTGGCAATCGTGCCTGACATTGGCATTCAAGACGGCATTCAGGCGGTGCGATTGATCTTGCCCAAGTGCTATTTTGATCCTAGCTGCGATGAGGGACTGGAGGCACTTAGACAGTACCAAAGGGAATATGATGAGGACAAGAAGACTTTTAGGCAAAATCCCCGTCATGACTGGTGCTCACATCCAGCAGATGCGTTTAGAATGTTAGCAGTGGCCTACCGGCAAGAGAACAAAGACCTTGTGCCACCTAAAGGCAAAACCCTGCAAACCATTACTCTCGATGAGATGTGGGACTTTGAGACTACTCACAAACAGGAGCGAATATGAGCCAGCCAGTAGCAGAATGCGGTGCATACAAAAACATCACCGAAACAGGCGCAGTGACCACAGGCCCATGCCAGCTCATTGGGTTTTATGTCAACAGCACCACAATAGGCACATTGGTGCTTAGAGACGGCGGCGCAAGCGGCACTGTAATGAGTGGCACGATCACTCCCGTAATTGGATTCCATCCATTCCCAGCCAATGTCGGCACAAGCCTGCATGCAACTATTGCTGGCACTGCGCTTAATGTAACCTTCTTCTTTGCCGCTGGCTTCTGATGGCTTACGAAGACACAGGCGCTTACGAGGGCGAAGACCCTGGCCCATACTGGCACGACCAGATAGCAAACGCTGAAAAGGTCTTTGACAAGTGGGACAGGCGAGGCCATAAGATCATCAAGCGCTACCGCGATGAGCGCGATGCGGTAGAGATGCCAAGGATGAAGTTCAACATCCTTTGGTCAAACATTCAAGTGCTGATGCCTGCCCTGTACGGGCGGCAAGCCAAGCCTGAAGTATCACGCCGATACATGGATCAAGACCCTGTAGGGCGCTTGGCCTCCACCATGTTGGAGCGCGTGATTGAGTATGAAACAACCCAATTCAACGACTTTGACAGCGCAATGGTCAACGCTGTGCAAGACCGGCTGTTGCCAGGTCGAGGCACAGTCTGGATTCGTTACGAGCCTGTAATCGTAGGTGAGCCAGCGCCCGAAGTCGAAGTCGAGCTAGCAGAAGGCGAAGAACCGCAACTGTCCAATGTCCAAGAGTCGGGCGAGTCGATTGACGCTGCCCACAGCCCTGTGGATTACGTCTATTGGAGCGACTTTCTGCACAGCCCAGCCCGTACATGGGATGAGGTCTGGTGGGTCGCCCGTGCCGTCTACATGACCCGCGATGAGGGTGTTGAGCGTTTTGGCGATGTGTTCAAGAATGTCGGCCTGACTGACCAAAACACTGATGATGACGGCAAAAACCAGCAGACAGTCAAGACCACCTTTGAAAAGAAGGCCAAGGTCTTTGAAATCTGGAACAAACGCACTTTTAAGGTGTGCTGGGTTGCTAAGGGTTATCCCTTGTCCCTTGATGAGCGTGATGACCCGCTAGAGCTGGAAGGCTTTTTCCCATGCCCTAAGCCGCTGATTGCTACGACAACCACGGGGACAATGATCCCTGTTCCTGACTACTGCGAATATGAAGACCAAGCGCAAGAGCTGGACAACCTGACACAGCGCATCTACATGCTGACCAAAGCCTGTAAGGTGGTCGGTGTGTTTAACGCTGAGTTTAAGGAGCTGGGTCGCCTGTTTACTGAGGGCATCGACAACAAGATGTTCCCTGTGACAAGCTGGGCAGCGATGAGCGAAAAGGGTGGGCTAAAGGGTGCTATCGACATGATGGACACCTCGCAGATCATCATCACGCTGCGCGAGTTGTATGCGGCGCGGGAGCAAGTCAAGCAGTCTATCTACGAAATCATGGGCATTTCGGACATTCTGCGCGGCGCATCTAAGGCACAAGAGACTTTAGGCGCACAGCAGCTTAAAGCTAACTTTGGCTCACTGCGATTAAGAAGCAGCCAGGGCGAAGTGGCTAGGTTTGCTACGGACATCTTTAAGCTCAAAGCGCAAGTTATCTGTAAGTTTTACCCGCCTGAGCTGATTGTCGAAATGTCGGGCGTGATGAATACGCCAGATGGTCAAGACCCGCAAATGCTGCAAGCTGCGATCCAGATGCTGTCAAACAGCACGATCCGCGACTTCCACATTGCAGTCGAGGCTGACAGCTTGGCTCAGATTGACGAACAAGCAGAAAAACAGGGCGCACAAGAGGCTGTTCAGGCCATTGGGCTGTTCTTGCGTGAGGCCATGCCA